TTCCGATCTACTTGCGTCTCTTGAATGATAATGGGCTGCGTGCGCCCGGACGCCTTTACCATCAGAATGGCCGATCCCGTGGCAAGTTCAATCTGAATATCCACCGAAATCGTGGCGCTATCCTGCACCAGCGCCGGAGGAATTTCTACCACACCGAAACACGGCAACTGCAAAGCATAGCTGGAAAAATTGCCGGTGTTCATGTATTTCCCACGTTCCGCTTGTGGGTGCTTCGGAACTGCCACTGCGCCGGAAGTCATTGTTACGAAATCCACACTACCCAGGAACCATGCGGACACGTTTGTCAATGTCCACCAACCGACTTTCACAGAGATCGTGCCGGTGGGCGACAAGGTGAATGGCACATACATAACAGAGGCGATATATTGAATGGGGTTGAAATCGCGCTTTTCCTGTTCCGCTTGCAGATTATATACAGCCGGGTCGAAAAGCTGGTTCATAAAATTCCCGTAGACCGCCCCGGCCATATACCAATATCCAACAGCGCCGCCGTAGCCGATGATTCCCACAATATAACCGCCGCTTGAACCGTCATACTTCCACGGTAACTGATCGCTGTCCGCCAGCGTGAACGTCTTTTGCGCAACAGACAACTCCGCCGTGGTGGGGTACGCCATGTCGATAACGGCACCGTTAGACTTTGCCGCAGAACGCAAAATATACAGCGTACTGTCTCCGATATAGCTTTTCCAACTGGCCAGCACGTCCACCGCGCACTCCGCTTCCCACAGGCCGCGTGTATACGTCCATTCTCTAATAAAATAGAACCTGCCCACAGAGGGAATGTATACATAATTGTACACATTCACAGCGTCGCCCGTTGCCAGCCGCAACATGGGGGAAAGAATAGAAAACGGGGTGTTTGCCAAACATTCATACTCTTTCCCCGCCCCGGTGGGCTGTTTCGTGCTCCGGTCGTACTTTTCCATTGTATAGAGTTTGACTTTGAAGCTCATATACTTTCCTCCAATGGGGAGGCCGGACACCGGCCTCCCCATTCCGCATTAGTCCAGAAGCAGGACACATGCTTTCTCGGTGTTGTCGGAAACGGTCTTGAACGTGGAATGATAGAATTCATTCCAATAGCCGCCGCGGGCGTTGAACGGGGTGGGCTGTGCCCAGTCGTTAACGATGGCGTAGCCCAGAGCGTCCCGGTCATGGACGAAACCGAAAATACCGGCCTGCTCGATCTTCTGCTCCGCCGCCACCTGCTTCAGCGCGCCGGTAGTGTCGGTGTACACGGGCGCGATAGCAATACTGTCGGGCGTCTCGATGCTCTGCCAGAAGTTCACGGCCTCATAGGTGGCATACTGGAGGTAGTTGTCATTGAACGTATCAGACAGCACCATGGCGTTCATCTGATCCATAGCGGGCGCATACAGCGCGATACGCAGGTTTTCTGGGTTGGTGTGCCGCAGTACGGGCTTCTCGTTGACGACCGTCTGGAACTGCTGGGAGCGCTCCGCGAACATTCGGGACAGCGTCTTGATACGCGCATACACCCAGCGCATAAACGGTGCGAAATTGCTGGGCTGATATACGCTCTGTGCAGTCAGAGCCAGACCGGTGGCCGCGTTGTACTCGGTCAGCAGATGGATAACGCGGCTCGCGTTCGCTTCGGCCAGCAGGCCACCGATAAAGTTGGCCTGAATGCCCCGACCAATGCTTTCCTTGTAGCTCTCGCGGTCGTTCATGCGTTCCGTCATGCACATGGCATTGTAGCGGCTGAACTCGTCGGCGCTTTCGAAAGCGGCGTCAAACTGATCGCGGAACATGGTGTAATGCTGTTCATAGACAGCGGTACCATAGAAGTTGGTCTGGAGCACTTCCTGCTTCTTGATGGCGTACATGTCCACGCTCTCGCCGTTGCCCAGAGGGTTGTCGGTCTTGGTGGCGTCATAGGCGACGGGGTACTTGTACCGATCATCGTCCACCATCTCGCCACTGACGGGGGACAGCTTGCGCAGGGCGTTGCCGAAACGCGGCATGTCCATCAGCAGGGAATCCATGGGCGTCCGGTAGTCGCGCACGGAGAAGATCGTGCGGCTCCAAATCTGAGAAATTGCGTTGATAACGGGGTCATAGCCCGTTTTCAGCGCAGTCTGCGCAACTGCCACAAAATCTTGCGGCGTGGTGATCGCGGTGATAACCTCCTGACCGGTTGCCTGCTTGACAATATCGGTCAGAACGGTCGCCGCCTGGGAAAAGGTCATGCTGTTCATATTGTATTTACCTCCTTATTTCTCCCCGGTCTTCGGCGGGGCGATAATACTTGACAGGATATCTTGCGCGCTTTGCGGCGTGGGCGGAATGAGTTCCGCATTCTGCCTATTCTGCGCCTGCATGGTCTGTTTGAGCGTCTGCATTTCTGCAAGGATCGCGGTAAACTGATCCGGCGTCTGTTGTACCGTTGCCGGTACGGGTGTGGGCTGTGTGATCGCGGCAGCGGGTGTGGGCAGGGGAACCGGTGCGGAAATGGGCTGGGAATCCGCCTCCACCTGTGCCATTTGCGCAATCTGCTGGGCTGTAAAGCCCGCCTGTGCCAATGTGATAATCTCTGAGTATTTCATTTCAGTCCTCCATCAAACTTGTAAGCGCGTCCATAAAGCCGCGCGGGGTTGTCTTGATACCGTCTACATACCAGCTGAAACCGTCGGCCTTGGAATAGTCCAGCCCGAACCGGGGCGTGATCTTTATTTCCTCAGTCTCCGGCTCGTGGTATTCTTTCCCGAACCATTCGCACAGCGCTTTTGTGTCTGCGCGCGCGATGTCTACCATGTGGGTGTGGAACCATGCCGCGTCCTCGGCGTTGTCGTGGAAAACGTGCTCCTGGTAAATACAGACAGCGGCGGTCTTACGCAGCTCCGCAAGATTGCCGCCATAGTCGCTGGGACGGGGAATACAATTGATCGCCCGGGGATAAATCTCCCGGCGATACTTGGCGAACAGCTGGCAAAGCTTCTTTCCGTTCTCGCTGTATGCGTAGTACATGGGATGGTAGCCGCTTGCGGTGGCGTTGGTGTGGCTTACGAAATGCACACGCGCGTTCAGCTTATTGCTTTCGGCGATGGCCTTATTCATCAGCGCTGTGCCGTCCTCACTGGACATGGGAACACGGCGCGTTCCGCGCGCATAGGTGATTTTGTTGGCCTGCAAGAACTTTTCCAGCACGTCCAGATATTCATTGTTGTGAAGCGTCTCATAACAGGGCTTCCCGTCCGGCCGCTGGTAACAACAATTGTTCTGCCGGTGGTATGCCGGGGAAAGATAAACGTCAATCGGCATTGTCTTCATCTTCCTTTCGTAACAGTGAGGAAAGCGCCGGAGTAAAAGGTCTAATGTTTTCGATAATGCTGCCTACTTCCATCAAAATACAATAGCACGCCCCGGCGCGAAATGTGGGGAGTTCGAACGAAATGCCCAGCAGGGGCGCGGCGTATTCCACGCCGTACAAAAGCGCCAGCACCATAAGCTCGCCCGCCTTGTGAAAAAGACCCTGCCGCATGACGGCGGACTGGAAATCTTTCTCATACAGGGACTTAACCAGCCCGGTCAGGATATCGGCCAGAATAAAGGCCAGTACGCAAATCAGGTATACTTTCATGGTGTGAACCTCCAATTATAATATTATAGGGCGGTAGGCTCTTGCACCGTGCCCGGCGCGCGTCCTCGCTTCCGGCGATTGCATGTGGACACCTACCGCCCATCTACGATAAGTATAATGCATGGGTCAGGCTTTGTCAAGCCTTTTTTCTGATGCCTCCAATGTCCGCATACGCGCGTACACATAGTTGTATGCCTGACACATACCGCACTGTTCCGCCGTGGGATTAGGAATACCTGCAAATTCCTCTTGTCCGCGTTCCAATTCCGCTTTCAGATTCTCCCATTTGTCGATCTTTGCCATTTGATAACCCCTAACTGAAATACTTTGTGAATAGAATTTCACAGACCGTTTCCTCAAAAATGACCTGCTGTGTTATGTACGCCTGCCATATCCAGCGGTACAGGGTCTTGACGCGCTTCATGTCGTTCTGCCCGGTGCCGTAGGTTGGCGGGCTTCCCTGTTTGTGCGTGGACACATAAAGCGTGTGACGGGATTTGTGTCGATAGACTGCTATCTCGCCCACAAACACGACCGGGGACAGCTCCTTTAATGGTAGCTTGCCGGTAAATTCGCCCCATTCCTCCGGCGGCTCGTTGTCCAGCGCGGCTTTTGCATAGTCGCTCTCGCGGCCTAAAAACCGATAGAGGGCGGTATCTGCTTTCTTTTCGCCCATAGGGGAATCTTTGAGGACGATCAGCAGCAGGGATCGCGCCGGGTCTGTATAGATCATTGTACCATTCTTTTTCATTTTTTCCACACGGGAAACAAGATTCAGATAACACAAAAGGTCTGCCCCGGAATTGTTACTGTTTCCGATACACACCAGCTTCACAGGCTCGTCGCCCTCCAACTCGCGGTTGCGGTTGATCGTCTCGTAGGCGTCCATCAGCGCCGCGCCCTCGTCCCGAATTTTTGATTCATAAAGCTTCGGAATACATTCCTCAAACAGGATCGTACCTATATCGGAACCATCAAACCCGCGTAGGTTGGCAAATGTGGAAACCGCCGCCGCGTAGCCCAGCAAATCGCCGGTACTATCATCATAGAAGCCGGCTGTCTGTTTCGACAGATTTTTTACATCTGTGACGGTGTGGCGCACCGCGTCCAGCTTTTTGAATGGGGAGAACTCCGGCTTTGCCACAATGTCAATCTGTGTTTGCAGGCGACGGAAGTACATGAACCGGTCGCCCCTGGTGGCGCGTTTACGGAGATAGTCCAGGGCGCCGAATGTCTTGCCAGTGCCTCGGCCTGTCAGCACCATTATAAAATGGTAGGGGCTGGAAATAATCTTTTCCATATCCAGATAACCATTTTGCGCGAATATCTTCATTCGGTGTTCACCTGCTTCTGGAATTCATACAGAATGAATCCCGCCGTTGTGTTGACCGCTTTGACGCCAGAGGGGAAAGCCACCTGCGTGGCTCCCCTCTGCGTCTCGGTCACTCTCCCGGCGATCTGCCCGAATTCGGGAACTTCCAGCACAAACGGGTACGAAATTCCCGTTTTTCCTATTTTGATGTTGTCGATCAGAAAAGTGACCGTCATAATGTTTCCTCCTTAAAAGAATTCGTCCATAGACGTGTCGCGGTACTCCACGGCGGAATACGCCCAGGCGGAAATCCACAGCACCTTGGCCTCCGCTTTCTCCTGCACAGTCTCGGTGCCGATGACTTCGCCGGTGGCGGGATCAACCTTGTTATCCTCGACTGTGCGGGTGTACTTCTCGGAAGACAGGTTGCACCCGTCCTGCATAAGGTCAATATTGCAAGGGAACTGCTTCGGCTCCCCACAATCGCGCTGGAACTTGGCTTTCACCTTTTCCCCGTTCGGCAGGGTGGTGAAATAGGTCTTGAACTCGCGCCCGTCCTTGGTCTTGCGGGTCTTTGCAAAAATGGACAGGGTCAATGTCTTACTCATAATGTTTTCTCCTTTTCTCCCCGTATATGTCCGGTAGGTCAGACAGATTGAACTTTAGTCTTATAGAATGGCTCCCCATTGTTCGGCCATCGCTCTGGCGATTCCGGGAAAAGTTTTGCTTCTCGCCCTCGCCGTTCTGGGATCGTTCCAGGCCAATATTTTGCCGTTTTCATCACGCGCGTAATTAGCAGACGCTCCCGCGCTATAACCTCCCGGCAAAATTTCTCCAGGATCAACCATATTTGTGGGAACCAGCAAAGGCAGATTCTTTAACCATAGACAAGTGCCTTTTCGTGCCCTATCACCAAAATAATATGGCTGAATTATCTGATCCGGCTTTCGAAATGCGCGTGACATTATTCCGACAGGATTTTCTATTGCCACATGTTCGCAATCTGCCATAACCAAATGCATGAAAAAGATAATTGCTTTCTCTCGTTCCTTTTTCCTGGCTACTGCACGGGCACCGTACCGCTCCACATTAAACCACCTATTCCCAGCTACCGTCAAATAGGTGCAAGGCGGGTGTGCAATAATCAAATCCCATTTGCCTACATCATGCATATTTCCGTCCATTGTACCCACTTGCCCTCCCTCAATGGCCGCAATTGCGTCGCCCATAATGTGCCACTCTGGATGGCCGCCGGACGGCTCCTGAATGTCGCAAGAATATGCCTCATGACCCAAATTGCGAAACGCCTTGCACACCTCTTGACTTTCTTCACATGCAACTAAAACTTTCATATCAAGCCCCTTTCTGTTAACATAGTCTAACATATCTGCTACAAAGTGTCAACAGAAATTTTGCAAGATTCCAGCAAATTTCTGTACTCGTCTGTGAGAGAAACAGTGTATGTACTGGGTCGAATGCAAATATTAGGGGACATTTCAATTTTGTGCCCATTCAGAACGCGCTCCGCGTATGGCGTGGAATCATTGTATACGCTTTCTGTGCCGCCCGCGTCTATAAATGTGAATCCCTCGCGGAATGCTTCAATACCGCCCCGGCGGGAAAGCTCCGCCCCGCCTTTCTTTTTGTTAACACCCGCGATGGTAACTTGAAGTTTACCGTCCGCATGTTCAAATACATACTTCTTTGCACCCAGCGTCTTGAATTTGGAATAGGGGTCTTCATCTTCGAATACCCCCATATAATGACGTTTGCCGTGTGGGTCGGTGGCGTATGCCCCGCTCTGGGCGCTGGCGCGTATACGCTTTCGGTTATAGGCCGTCCAGTCAACTACACCCAGGTATTTGCAACTGTCTGTGTCTACGTAGACACATTCATGGCCGCATAGGTCTATACCCTCCTGGAGCCGCAGACGCGCCCATGCTGTGATCCATACGCCCCACTGATACGCGAGAAAAGCATGCTTTGAGAATTCTGCCAACAGACTTTCCGGCGGCGCATCGTCTTCGGTGAATTCACCGGTGCCCTCATGATAAATAATATCCTGCTTCACCGGGTCTTGTGCCATCATACCGTATATTCCATTCAAAAGATTTTTGGACTTGTCATAGAGTAACTCCTGCCCGTCCACTCCTTTCAGGCTGGTTTTCTTGGTGTAGTAGTCTATCGTGTTCACGATCAGAGCGCGGGGCAAATAACCGTAATGACTCCAATAAGCTTCCGTTACCTGGACGTCGGAAAAGTCGTACTGTTTCTTGATAATGCGCCAGTCAATATCCGTGACGGTCATTTCGATAAAGTCCGCGTTCAAAACACGCCCGTTATCGTTGCCGGACCGGACACAGGCCGCGCATTTCGCTACGCTAATATAAGGGAAACCATTATAAGGGTCGGAAAGCTCAACATCGTGAAGCAGGATTGTAAAGACGAGTGCGCAACGATCTTTCATCATTTTCTCTACTTTCCATATATCCGGGCTGGGAATTTTGCGGAATCTGGTCATGGGGAATTTACAATTACAAATTACATCGGGATAACTACTGGAACGATCAGCGGACTTTACATTTTCCAGAATCAGACCGGAATAATAACGATTTGCGTGGGTGTTTCCGCCGCGAAACGCCTTACGCAAAATCTTATAGATATCGTAATCCGGTAAAATGGTCTTAACCACCTTGCCACTGTTACGCATGGCGCGCTTGCTATCGGCGCGGACGTAGCCGGTGGACGTTAGAGGGATTTTATAAAGGTTGTCACTGTCTCGCTCCATTTCGGCGCGGTAGGCTTCGACCATGCCCACCACGTCATTTGTGATATACGCAACCTCCGTTTCTGACAGCGGTGTGTCTGGATATCGCATGATATCATAATTAAAATCTTCGCCGGAGAGCTTGCCGTGCTCCACGCCCATCTTGGCCGTCCATGTTGCAAGGGACATGTTGGAATGTAACATAGTACAACGAAATTCAAGCTTGTCATTCATGGTGGCCTTTAGAACGCGCCTGGACTTTACGGCAAACACTTCTTCCGTTTTCCATTCGTGAACTGCGCGCAAAAACTGAAATTCGTATGATAGATTGTGAACCAACACCACCAACATAGCTTTGTCAAGAACGGCCTCAATCTGCATAATGAAAAGACGGAGTTCCCGCCATGTGCGGCCTATGACAACACCCACGCCCTCAAAATACCATTGCCAGACATACATAAAAGATTGATCCTCTGAGGGAATACGGGTTGTTTCAATATCAAACCCCGTCAGCATTTCTTTATACACACGCCTTACGGTGGTGCCCTGATTTCCTACACTCCGACGCTCGATATCACAATTTTTGATAGTAAATAGCGGAAAATCTGCCGTTGTGTAGTATTTCATGGTTAATAACCTCTATTTCGTAAATCTACGGACGAGACACGATCCGCACCGAAACGTCGCGTGGCTTCCACTTGTTCAGCGCGGAATTTTCGATACTCGCGGAATTCCTCAAATGAACGCCGCGTATCTTCCCGCGCCCTTGCCCGCTGTTCGGGGGTCTTCTTACGATAGCGCTCCATCTGCTGAAACTGTGCAGCGATATCGTCAATTTCGTATGGATCTGGGTTAGATGCCTTTACCCATTCTATAAAATAGCCCCATTCGGCAATATTATTCTTGTTTAGAAACGTATAACCGTACTTTTCGCGCCACGTTGCAACAGACTTGCGCTCATATTCACGCATGCCTTGAACGGTGGAAGTGCTTGCGGATAAGAAACGGGCAGCATCTCGCATGGCATGCGCCAGCTCTGTTTTGTTCATGTGCGATCCGCCCCGGAATCGGCCTTTATTTGTTAGATACTGAGCGCTATTAACATACTCAGAATTTTTCAGCTCATTCATGCGGGAAAGCGCCTCCGCCCGCATCCGGTTATATTCGGACAACAACTCTTTACGGGTATGTGTCTCCCGCATATCAGAAACCAGGGAATATGCCGCGATATCATACGCGAACTTGAACGGCTTCCGCCTCACCGCACGCGCCATTTACAAACCACCTCCCGCATTTGGATAAGCGACCACTTGCCCGTGGGCATAGCGTCCACAATCTGTGCAATAGTGGGCGCACACTGGCCGGAATATTGCCAGAAGTAAAGCGCCCCGTTTTTATGCTGATATACTACCTGCCACGTTCTGTTAGCGTCCGGCATAAACAAACCTCCTTTCTCTGAACGGCTCCGGGAATTTCTCATACTCAATAGCGCGGCCATACTGTACAGACAGGAACCGCGCCCGCTCCTCTGCCTGTCTCTTGCTCCAATAACGCGCCGGGCGATAGTCCGCACCCATCATATACTCCCCGCTGGGATGGAGCACTTGATAATACATTCTCGGCATAGTGCCACCTCCTGGCTATAATTATAGCCGCCGTGCGCCAGCAATACAAGAACGAATCTTTCTAATAACATATCATATTCTAATGACAGATATAAGAAATTCTAATCTTGACGTTACGCACCCAGCGTGATATACTATCTATGCTAAATAGA